TAGCAGGACTCGAACCTACAACCTAACGGTTAACAGCCGTTCGCTCTAACCTATTGAGCTATAGAAGCTACAAATATTAATATAAAATTATTCTTATATATTTTTTATTAAAATAAAAAAAATGATAAAAAATATAATTTTATAATTTTATACAATGAGTGAAATAACTTTAGTTAAAATTATTCGTAACAAAGAAAAAAGAGAATTAATTAATATAATTAAAAATTTAGGATTAAATAATAAAGGTATTATATTTGGAGGTGTTGTTAGAAACGACATTATTGGATGTCATTATAGAAAAGAATTCTTTAAAAATACTAATAATAATTATAAAGACTATTGGAAAAACGATTATGATATTGAAACTATTAAAAGAATTACTACACCAAATGATCTTGATATATATTTTAATGATGAAAAATATGTTACTATATTTATAAATAAAATTACTACATTAGTTAATTCATTTAATGGACGTATAAATATTATTAATAATGATAATACTAATCTTAAATATATTGTTGATAATTTAACATTAAAACATACAAAAGTTTATATTGAACTTAATATAGGTAGAACAATAAAATTTAGTGGTATTAAACTTAATTTTAATATTGATATTATTTATAATAAAGATAAAAATACATCAAATAATATAGAACCACCATTCTTTAATTTAGATTTTCTCTCTAATATTTTCATTATGGAAAAAATTAATGGTATTAATAATATTCGTATATCTAATTGTACAGGTACACCAATTGATTCTATGACTTATTTAGATAAAGCAAAAATTACATATAATATAATGAATGATATTATTAATGGCGTTACGTCATTTGTAGGAACTTTAAATGTATATTATGCTGAAAGTATTAATTGTCACAGAATTATTAAAATGATTCTTAATAATTGGAATATAATTAACTTACCATTCAAAATAATTAGTAAAAATAATATCGATTATAAACATGAATTATGCTGTATTTGTCAAGAATCAATTGAATATGATCAAGATAATACTAATAAAATATTTCAAATAAATACAAATATTAAAAAAAGTTATTACTTACATTATGACTGTTTTATGAATTATTTAATATTAGAACAAAAGAAAAATAATATAAATAAAGATTCTGGTGAAATAGAATGTAAATGTCCTTTAAGAAATCCATTTAATTTTAAAGAATGTCATAAATTAGTTAAATACGAATAAATATTTAAGAATTATTTATATTTTTTATTTTATGAATAACCAATTTTTTATTAATAATATTCTTTATAAAAATATATATGAAAATCAACCTTCTTTAAATACTAAAGGTTTATTTGAATATAATATTAATAAAGAAATTTTAAATTATGAAAAAGATAATGATAATGATAAAGATAAAGATTATGAAATTATTAATGATATAGAATTAGATGAAAATGAAGAAAAAGAAAAAGAAGAATATATTAAAAATATTAATGATGAAATAAAAAGAGTTAATAGTATAATAGAATATTTAATTGTAAATTTAAATATTAATAAAATAATTATTCCAGATTATAAAATATATAATTACGATAATTTAGCCAAAAATTTAAGAACAAAAGTTAAGAAATCTAATCATATTTTTGATATTAAACTTTTTTTATTAAAAAATAAAATTACAAAAGATAATACTGAAACAATAATTAAAGATTTTTTAAATATTAATGATATAAATTTTAATTTATCTGAATCTAAACAAATGATATTTTTTATATTAAATAAAATTGTCCATATTTATAATTTATATAATAAATCAATGTTATATTCTTTAAAATTATTAGAAGAAAATCCTAATTTAATTAAAAATAAAGATAATAATTCATATATGTATCTTGTTAATATTAATAAAGATTTTTTTAATATTAATGAAACTAAAACAACTATAAGTATTAATCATTTTAATATTATTAATAATGCTTTTAATAAAGATGATAATAAATCCACTACTAAAATAGTAATAAACAAAGATAAAGATAATTTTATAATTTGTTTTAAATAATTTATTTTACATATATTTCAAAACCAACAGGTTCATATGAAAAATCCTGTCTAGATTTTGCTGACTGTGGTATAGTTATTCTTAAAGCAGAATAACTAATAATATTTGTATCTCCTATATCTCTAATACCAACACCTTGAATAATTCTTACAGTAGTTTCTTGTCCTTTATCATCTCTTACTAATCCTTGACCATATACACCGAATAAACAATTTATTGTTGTTATTTGTTTTTTTGAATTTAAATTTGATGAAATATCATATATCGTTATACTAAAATTTAATACTAAATCTGTAATATTAGTTGCTCTAAATTCTAATAATGATATTTTTGGTGTCATACTTAAACTTTTATTTAATGTAGAATAACTATCAAGATCTCTATTTGGAATTTTATAATAAGCCATCATTTTTTGATTAGTAGATTCAAGTTTTTTACTATAAAAAATAACTAATATTTCTTTAACTAAATATTTATTAAATGATTCAAATTTAACATCATATATAGAATTAGTTATATATATTTTTTCTCCTATACTAGATATTTGAAATTTTCCCTGTAAATCTGTGTTATATCTAATTAATCCTAGTTGATTATTATATCCTTTAGAAGGATCAATCTCTAATGTAGTAATATATTGGGAATATGATGTTCTTGTTGTAATATCAGCTAACCATGTATTATATTTAAAATTATTTGTTAAATTAAAAGTATCTGTTCCTATAGCTCCTCGCATTGCTAATATCCAACCACCATTATATACAGTTTCATCAGTTAATACATATAATAAAACAGGTCCAACTGATGGTACATTTATCCAATAATATCCATTTCCGAATGAAGTTCCAGCAGAAGGTCCTCTTAGTGCTACAACTCTATTTTGACACATAATATCTATAACAGATTTAAAAGCATTACTGGGATCTAATCCTATTTGATAATCACTTTCAGTTTCATAAGCTTCTTGATGGATAGTTTCTGTTTCTGCTTTATTTGAATCTAATGTTGATTTGGTTAAACTACTGAATTTTTCATATAAATTATAATTTATATAAATATATAAATAAATTAATACAAATAAAAATATTAATAATATAACATTTAATAAGATATTTTTAATTCTCATTTTACTATTTGAAATGAAAATAATTTATTTAAAACTTTAATAAATAATAGTATATAATGACTAATACTATTACTAAAAGAGATGGAACCACTGAAGAATTTAATATTATAAAAATTAAAAATGCTTTAAATAATGCTTTTAAAAATACTAATGTAAATTGTAATAATTTTAATGAATTAATTTCACATATTAATAATGAAATTTCTTTAACAAATAATGATAATATTAATATAGAAATTATTCAAGATATTGTTGAAAAATCATTAATGGTATTTAAATATTATGATACTGCTAAACATTATATCAATTATAGAGCAGAACATAATAAAAATAGAAATAATGTTAGTTATCTTTCTAAAATTCAAGATAATATTAAAACTCCATGGGGTATGTTAGGTTATATTACATATAAAAGAACTTATGCCAGAAGAATAAATTTAGAAGATGATAATGATGAAACAACAGAAGAGTATAGAGATACTATATTACGTGTACTTCAAGGATGTCAACAACAATTAAATGTAAATTTTACAAATAATGAGCTTGATAAAGCTTATAAATATTTAATGGAACTTAAATGTTCGGTTGCTGGTAGATTCCTATGGCAATTAGGAACAGAAACTATTACAAAACAAGGAATTATGAGTTTACAAAATTGTGCTTTTGTTAAAATAGATGAACCTATTAAACCATTTTTATGGATTTTTGATGTATTAATGTTAGGTACAGGTGTGGGATTTAATATACAACAAGAAAATATTGATAAATTACCACCTGTTATTAATGCTAATATTACTATTACACGAAAAGATACAAAAGATGCTGATTTTATTGTACCTGATAGTCGTGAAGGATGGGTGTCGTTATTAGAAAAAGTATTAGAATCCTATTTTTATAAAGGTACATCTTTTACTTATTCTACTATACTTATTAGAAGTGCTGGAACTAAAATTAAAGGATTTGGAGGAGTTGCTTCTGGTCCAGAAGATTTAGTTAAAGGTATTAGTCAAATTCAAGGTATTTTAAATAATTGTAAAGGTACTAAACTTAAAAGTGTTGATTGTTTAGATATTGTTAATATAATTGCTTCAGTAGTAGTTGCCGGTAATGTTAGAAGATGTCTTCCAGTAGGTTCAAAAGTACATACAAAAGTTGGTATGATAAATATTGAAGATATTTTGGTAGGCGATGAAGTATTAACAATGAAAGGATATAAAAAAGTAAATAATATTTTTTATCAAGGTTTTCAAGAAATATATAAAATTGAAACAGATTATACAGATTTCAAATGTACTAAAAATCATAAAATGGCAGTTTATAATGAAAATGAAAAGAATTATTCATGGATTAATGCTGAAAATTTAAAAATTGGAGATAAATTAATAATTACAAATACACCTATTGAAGGTAATTCTTCTGTAGTTTTACCATCTTTTAAATTTAATAATAGAAAAGATAGAATTAATTGTCCCAAATTTGATTTTGATATAGCATATTTATTTGGATATATTGCTAATAATTGTTATTTTAATAATGATGATCATTCATTTATTATTAATTTTAATAATGTAAATTTATTACTTAAAATTAAAAAAATTATTGAAACTTTTGGATTAGGATTATCTTTAAATATTAATACTATTGTTGATAATAATATTTTTATCTTAAAAATTGTTTCTAATAGTTTTTATTCTTATATAAATAAATATTTATTTAATAGAATTCCTTATTTTATTAATGAAACATCTTATGAAAATAGAATTGGATATATTATTGGTATTTTTGAAAGTAATAAATGTGTAATGTCTGAAAATTGTATTAATATTGAAAATCTAAAATCAGATAGTTATACTAAAGATTTATCTAATTTATTATATTCATGTGGTATTCCTAACATTATTACTAATAATAATATTAAAATTATTGACAAATTTAAAATTAATTATTTTAAAAAATATCCATTAATATCTAAATCTTATCCAAATATTTCTATTAATGATAATGATAATGATATTAATCAAGAGTTTATATTAGCAACTGTTAAAAATACTATTGTATTTGATAATAATTATGATACTTATGATATTGAAGTAGATGATGTTCATGAGTTTTTCTGTAATGGATTTTTAACACATAATTCAGCTTTAATTTGTTTAGGTGATTATGATGATGTTGATTATTTAAATGCTAAAAGATGGGATCTAGGTAATATTCCAAATTGGAGATGTATGAGTAATAATTCAGTAGTTTGTAATGATATTAATAAATTACCTGAAGAATTCTGGAATGGTTATAATGGAAACGGTGAACCTTATGGTCTTATTAATATTGATCTTTCAAGAAAAATAGGAAGAATTAAAGATGGTGATAAATATCCTGATCCTGGTGTAGAAGGTTATAATCCATGTTTAACTGATGATACTATTATTATGACAGATAATGGATTAACTAGAATTAAAGATTTAATTGGAAAAAAATTTAATGCTGTTATTAATGGAAATATATATGAATCAACAGATAAAGGATTTTGGTATTCAGGAAATAAGGAAGTATTTTTGTTAAAATTAAATAATGGAATTGAAATTAAAGCAACAGATAATCATAAATTTAAAACTAATAATGGATGGAAAGAAGTAAAAGAGCTATCTATTAATGACAATATTATGATTAGTTATAATAATAACTATATTTGGAATTATAATAAAAATGATGAAATTGAAGGATATATATTAGGACATTTAATTAATAATTATGATGACGATTCTATTGATAATTCTATTATGATTCATGACAATTATAATTGTTTGAATAAAATATTAATTTATTGTAATGATAATTATAAACTAACTAAAAATAATAATCATATAACAATTAAATCTCCATATATTGAAAAAATTGCTATTAAATATAATACTGATTATAAATTTTTTAATAATAATTATTTAATTAATAATGCTTCTTATAGTTTAACAATTGGAATATTAAAAGCTATTTTTGATATTTATTCATATTTCATTATTATTAATAATAAAATTAAAGAAATTAGTCTAAAAGATTTAAATATTCATAAATTAAAAATTATTCAACAAATGTTATTATCATTAGGTATTAATAACAAAATTAGTAATGATAAATTGTCTATTTATGATAATCATATCTATAAATATAAAAATATTATAGGTTTTTATGATTCTAAAAAAAATTATTATTTAAATAATTATAATATTACTATTAATAATGATGATTTATATTTATCTTCTAAAATTATTAAAATTGAAAAATTAGAAGATAAATATGATGTATATGATTGTACTATTAATAATATTCACGCATTTTCAGCTAATGGAATAATTTCTCATAATTGTGCTGAGCAAAGTTTAGCTAATTATGAAACATGCTGTTTATCTGAAATTTATTTATGTAATATTACATCTTATGATGAACTTAAAGATATCGCTTCTACTATGTATAGAATCTGTAAACATTCTCTCTTATTAAAATGTCATCAAAAAGCCACAGAAGAAATTGTTCATAAAAATTTACGTATGGGTATTGGAATTACAGGTTATCTTCAATCATCTACTGAACAAAAATCATGGTTAAATGATTTATATGATTATTTACGTGAATATGATATTTATTATTCTAATAAAATTGGAGTTCCTACATCTGTGAAATTAACAACTGTTAAACCATCTGGTACTCTTTCGTTATTAGCAGGTGTAACTTCTGGCGCACATCCAGCTATTTATCAATATTTTATTAGAAGAATACGTATCGCTTCATCAAATACTACTTTAATTGATTTAGCAAGAAAACATAATTATTATATAGAATATCAAAAGAATTTTGATGGTTCTGATGATAAAAAAACAATGATCATTGAATTTCCATGTTGTTATCCTGAAGGAACTATTTTAGCCAAAGATATGTCAGCAATTGATCAATTAAATACTATTAAAGAACTTCAAACAATTTGGAGTGATAATTCAGTTTCTGTTACTATATATTATAAATTAGAAGAATTATCTCAAATTAAAGAATGGCTAAAAAATAATTATAATGATAATATTAAAACATGTAGTTTCTTATTACATAATGATCATGGATTTAAACAAGCACCTTTTGAAGAAATTAGTAAAGAAAAATATGAAGAATTAATGAAAATTGTAATACCTATTACAAGTGGAAAAATTAATGTTATTAATGATAATGAATTATCATCTGATTGCGCAGGAGGAGCTTGTCCTATCAGATAAAATAAATATGTATTAATTTTATTAATTATTATTAAAAATTGATTAAGAGTTTATTATTTTTATTCGTGTCATATTGAAATATGTCTACCAAGTTCTTTAACGATATGATTCCCGCCATGACTACTATCATTTCTTCTATCAACGATGATAATGATGATACTTATGATGATTCTATTAATTGGAACGAAAGATTACCATATGAATATGTTGAAATGTTGCCTTCTAAACTGGTTTCTAGTTTGAAAAGCGAAGGATTCAATGTTTCTTATAGTATTGATGACCAAGAAGATGTTATCTTTCATGTTGATGGTAAGAACATTTCTATGACAACATCATGTAACTATTGGTGTGATGACATCTGGTTCATGTTTAGGTTAGAGTAGAAAAGTAAAAAATATAAAGGCAAAAGTAATTTTTTGTCTTTTATTTATTGAATTATATTAATATGTATTAATTTTATTAATTATTATTAAAAATTGAGTAAGAGTTTATTATTTTTATTCATGCCATATTGAAGTATGTCTACCATGTTCTTTAACGATATGATTCCTGCCATGACTGCTATCATTTCTTCTATCAACGATGATAAGTTTGGTGATTCTA